TGATGCAGACACAGAAGGTTATGATTACGAAGATCCGGAGGAATAGGCATGGGACTGATTAAACCGAGAATGAGCAGTTATGTAGACAGAGGCAATAAGTTAATTGCAGAAGGCAAGACAAAAGAGGCAATGAACCTGGTAAGCCACGGTCTGCAGTATTACTCAGAGAGGGTTATCAACAGCATATCTCCATACGCCAAGGCAGATGCAGGACTGATTGTTTTAGTCCTGCGACACCTGGCAAACGAGATTGAGAAGAATAACCCAGGAGCAAAGGAACTGGCAGATGGCATGGAGAAGTGCGTAGGTAAACCTTCCTTGCAGGAAATTGAGAAAATCAAGAAATCGAATAGGAGGTAATATG